GTGCACTTGGAGATCTTCCTGCACCAAGGCTTAATCGTCAAAACTGGGAAGGAAGGCGTGGCAACATGAATCATCTAACCGCAAAAGAAGAGGGGTATGTTCCAACTGAATACATAGCCGATCTTCAAGGTGCTCGCGGAGAGATTCGTGGACAGCACAGGAACAGACAGGGCCAAAAATGGGAAGACTTTAAGTCTGATATTGCGCAACGTGGTATTCAAAACCCAATTTTCATCGTAAACGAACCCGGTTTCGGCCCGAGAATCTACGAGGGAAATCATCGTCTTGATGCTGCGTTGGAGCTTGGCCTGAGTGAAGTTCCAGTTGAAATAAAACACTTTGGTAAAGAGGAAGAACTCGGGTACATTGAGGATTTGTTTAGAGCACGCAACAAACTTGATAGGGAGTAATGATGCGTAAGCCTGCAATGAAGCGTAAGGGCGGCCTCGATGTCATCATCGCGCTTGGTCCTGCACCGAAGAAGAAGGGACCGCCGATGATGGACATGGAAGAGCCCGACTACGAAGACGAGATGATGATGGAGGAGGAAATGCCCTCCGACATGGACATGATGAAGCAGGAGCGCATGGACCTCCTCGAAGAGCGTATTCGTCGTCTTGAGAAGATGCTTATGGACTACGACGAGGACGACGACGAGTTTGAGGAAGGCTACGAAGACGAGGACGAAGGCTACAGCTACTGATGGCAAAGAGTCCTGCTTGGCAGCGCAAGGAAGGAAAGAATCCAGAGGGCGGCTTGAACGAAAAGGGCCGCGCCTCTCTTCGCGCTGAAGGCAAGGACATCAAGCCCCCAGTAAAAAAGGCTGAGGCCAAACGTTCTCCGGCGTCAGCAAAGCGCAGGATCGCGTTTTGCCGTAGGATGAAGGGAATGAAGAAGAAACTTACAAGCGAGAAAACGGCCCGAGATCCGGATAGCCGTATCAACAAATCACTCCGTGCTTGGGAATGTGACTAATGCCAAACTTCAAGAACATCACGACTGGTTCAATTGACGCGAATGGGGAAGCGGTAGCGCATCCTCTGCGGCTCGTTGGCCCCGGCAGCATTGCGATTCAGGTGACTGGTACATTCGTTGGCACGCTGGACTTTGAGGCCACGGTCGATGGAACCACTTGGGTCGATTTGGCTTGTAAGTCATCGTCTCAGACGACTGCAACTACGCTGGTCACTCAGGCCACCGCGCCGATCTTGGTCCTCAGCGACGCCTACGCAATTGAGAAGGTGCGGGTTGTCGCAACGGCTTGGACGAGCGGTGCTGCTGAGATCACCATCGCGTCGGTGTCTGTCTGATTGTGATTGCTGAAATCCTTTGGCCAATTGCTTTTGTTGTAGCAGCCTTTCGTTTCTCAAAGGCACTAGAGGCGTTTGCACCAAGGCGATCTGAAAAAGAAGAAGAAGATCCGTACAACGTAGACATTCCAAACGACCTGCTTGCGATTGCGACCGCAGAGAATGAAGTGTGGGCGCAGGAGGAAGTGATCCGCGTGATCCGTGAGCGATACGAGAACTTGCGCGACTGGAACAAGGTCCGCGCAGCTATGGGCGTCGGGAGAATTGATTAATGGATGAAGAGTTTCTTGACGCGATAGACATCGACGAAATCGTTCGTGCGCTTGAAGGTGAGTCCAACGACCCGCAAGCGCCGAACGAGGCCGTCGCTCCTAATCCGCCAGATGAGTCGCAGGGCGAGGAAGAAGATCTTGCTGATCTTCGTCGTGCGTTGTATGGCCATGACTTTCCGGGTGCAGACGAAGAAGCAGACGAAGAAGAGTCTGCTTGGGTCGCTTGGACCCGTGGGCTTTGGAACTCGCGGCGCACTGCGGTGCAGGAGCACCTGCATCTCGTAGAGCGCAACCGTTTGTTCCGCGCTGGACAGCAGTGGATCAGCGCACAGGGCCTTGGGCCTTGGCGTGAGCCTGCGCGTCCGCGTGATTCTGCGCGTGTGGTCTACAACATGATCGACAAGGCGTTGGATCAGCGCCTCCAGATCATCGTGGACCAGCGTCCGGGCTTTAGCGTGACGCCGCAGACGCAGGATCCTGACGACAAACGCAAGGCTCAGGCGCAGCAGCTCGCGCTTGAATACCAGTTCGAGCAGCAGAGCATGACGAGACTCTCCCGTGAGGCGGCCTTCTGGGCGCAGACGGACGGCGTCTCGTTCTGGCATATGTTCTGGGACCCAGACCGTGGGCCTTGGGACGAGCGTTTGGGCGAGGAACCCGGTGAGCGTAAGCCCTTGGGCGACCTTGGTTGCCAAACGTTGCGCGTGGAACAGGTGCGTGTGTCGCCAAATGCGACCGTAACGCAGCCTCCGCACTGGGTAATCGTGCGAGAGGTCATCTCACGCTCGGAAGCAGCCTATCGCTACGGCGTAACTGGGCTGGATGCGAGCAATTCCAACATGAGCACCGGCTCTTATCCTGCGTATTCAGGCTCTGAGGGCATGGGTGAGTGGGTCTTGTCGCAAACCACGGTCGGTGAAGGCCAGCGTTTGCGCGATGAGGACGTAACCGAGCGGTTCACGGTCTACTTGGCACCCCACCCAGACGCGCTGCCCGAGGGTATGCACGTCATTATCGTGGGTGACAAGGTCGTATTCGGCCCGTCACCGCTGCTTTGGGGCGCGATTCCGGTTGTGCCCATCCGTGATGGGTCGTCTGACCCCTCGTATTACCCGCGTCCGGTCATGGAGCAGTGGCTCGACCACCAGATGCGGGTCAATGCGCTGCTTTCTAAGTGGATTGAGAACATTCGGGTCAACGCAGGTGGGCGATTCCTCACCCGACCCAACGCAATCGCCACGGAAACCTTCCTTGGCGGCGTAACTTCCATGATCGAGGTGCGTGGAGCAGGCCCAATGGCCGAATCCATCCAGCCGGTCAACGGATTTAGCGTTGGTAACGACGTAAAAGAGGCGTTGGCCCTAGAAAAAGCGGCATTTGAGGACGCATCAGGCTGGAACGCGGTGTCTCGTGGGCAGGTTACCGGAGAATCCGGGCGTGCCATCATCGCAAGCCGCGAACAGCTGGAGCGAGTCTTCTCACCGGCGGTATCTGCGCTGGCTCAGAGCTTTACCGACTGGTGCAAGGTGACGATGGCGGGTATGGCATGGGGATATGACGTGCCTCGCTCGCTTGGTGCGGTTGGCAAGGGCCGACCCGACCTTGCTCGCGCTGTTTCGTCCACGGATCTGGACGGTCAGAGCGATGTGAAGGTCGAACCCGCCACGATGATGCCGATGCCAATGGCGTTCCGTCTGTATCTGCTCGATAACTGGCTGCAAACTGGCGTGATCGACATCAAGGAGTACCGTCGTCGCCAGATGTTTGCGATTGCTAAAGATATGGCTACCCCCGACGAGGATCAGGAAGCGAGAGCCAAGCGTGTTGCCGATGCAATCCGCATGGGCTTCCCGCCGCCTGAGATGCGTTGGCAGGACAACGAGGCCATTCATCAGGATGTGTTGGAGCGCGAGATCATTCTACAGGATGACCTTGCGCCACAGGTTGTTGCGGCAGCCCAAGAGCGTTGGGTGGCTCTTGCAAATCAGGCTGCACAGAAACAAGGCGCTATGGTACCCCCGGCAGCAATTCAGGGCGGGGCCCCCGGCGCAGGGATTGTTCCCGAAGGTGCGGCACCCAGCGCACCGCCTTTGTCACCAGCGACTGTTCCGCTCCCGACAGGCAACCCTCCAATCGGTGGAGCGACCATCATGCAGCAGCAGGCGATGGGCGTCCCTGAAGAAGAGATTGCCGCAAGGCAGGCAGACATCTTGTCGCTACAGCAGTAGGAGTAAGTTGTGGACATCTCAAGTGCGATTAACGAAGCGGTCGATTCGGTACTGACCCTGCCCGAACTTCAGGAGACTGAAGAGGAGGTACAGGAGGAAGCCCAAGTCGATTTTGACGTTGAGGCGCAGGACGAGGATGTAGAGGTCGAAGCGTCTGACGAAGAAGAATCAGACGACGAGACAGAAGCAGAAGCAGAAGAGGAAGCCCCAAAGTCAAACTTGCCCGAGGGCTATGTTGACGTTCCATCCATTGACGACGATCTAGCAACTGAGTTCGCCCTTCTCGACGAAGAGGGTGAAGTAGAGGTTCCTGCGCTGAAGGTTCGCTATAAGGCGAACGGTCAGATGCGCGAGGATCGGCTGGATCAGGTCGTCAAGTTGGCGCAATGGGGTGTCTACAACTCAGCGAAGGATTCTGAGTTCAAGCAAACGCAGGAAGAGTATCTTGCTGCGAAGAGCGAGGCTCAGGAATACAGCCGCATCCTTGAAGAGCGTGAGCAGCAGATTCGCAAGCTCCTAGAGGATGACGACTATTTTTACCGGGTTCGTGAGCGGTACGAGGCAGAGAACTCGCCCGAGATGCGTGCCCGGCGTGCTGAGGAGGAGCTGCGAAGCTACCGCACTCAGCAGGAGATGAAGTACATTGAGGACAGAGGTTCCCAGTTCTTCCAGTCCGAAGTCGAGCCAGCCATCAAAATGATCGCTGATGCACTGCCGACCGTGACACAGGACGAGCTGGCGCAGCGTATGGTTTCTGCCGTTCAAGCGCACGCACGACAGGCTCCGAATGGTAACATGTACATTCCGGAGGAGAGTTACGACGCTGTCAGAAACTATATCGTTGAGGACTTGGCGTTCTGGGCTCAGATGCAGCACAGCCGTCGAGGTGGTTCTGCCACCAACTCCGAGATGGAGAAGGCGCAGAAAGACCTTGAGCGTGCGCGTGTCGAGGCACAGAAAGCCAAGCGAGCCGTCGGGAAGAAGACTCGACCCGTCGGTAAGGCTCAAGCCGAGAAGAACGGCAAAAAGAGCAAACCCATTAACACAGTTGACGACGCGCTCTCAAGCGCAATGGACTCGATCCTGTCGTCCATTAGCTAACAAGGAAAAGTAAGATGCCTGCTCCTACCGTAATTACGGATACCGAGCTTACTGGGCTTCTCAAGAACGTCTACTCGCAGTTCCGTGAGAAAGTCCAGAACCTCGTGACTCCGCTGCTCGCGCAGTTGGAGAAGGGCCGCGCTGGTGGTCCTCGCAACATGCGCTGGGGTGGTAACAACGTGTTCTTCGACGTCGTTGTTGGCCGTCCCGCTGGTGCTACCTTCTCGCAGTCCGGCTACTTCCCGCCCGACACCACGGCGCAGGAAGTGCAGGCCAACGTCGGTGTGGTCCGTGCTTACACGACCCGCCAGATCGACGGCCTCGCTTTCGTCGGAACGCAGAACAAGAACGCGGCCTTCACCACCATCGCTCAGAAGACGATGGAGGAGATCAAGGACGCTTCGTCGATCCTCATGCAGCAGGCGCTGCATAACAAGGCCGACGGTATCGTTGCCCTGATCGGCACCGTGAACAGCACGACCGAGATCATCGTTGCTTCGCCTTACGGCGTTGCCAACGCTGGTCAGGGTGCGCTGCTCCTGTCGGTTGGCGACTACGTTGCGGTCATCGACGCCGACGACGGCACGACTGTTCTGGGCCGCGCCCAGATCACCGCGATCAGCAACTCGGGCGACAACGCCACGCTGACGCTGTCGGCTGCCGTTTCCGGCATGGCTGCTACCGACTACATCGTGAAGGCGACTGCCTCGGACACCTCGCTGAACAGCGCGATGAACGGGCTTATCTCGATCACCAACCGTGGTGGTTCGTATGCCTCACTGCATGGTATCTCGGCTTCGAGCTATTCGATCTGGGACTCGATCCGCATGGTTGCGGGCACCGACACCCCGGATGCGGATCAGCCGACCGAGTCGGACATCTGGGATCTCATCCAGAAGATTGCCGGACGTTCGGGCAAGGACGCGATGGTTCGTCCGCAGGACTTCCTGCTGATGACCACTCCGGGTCTGGCCAAGAAGCTCATGGAGAGCATGGTGTCCCAGCGGCGCTTCACCTCCAACGAGTTCTCGACCACGATCAAGGGTGGCTACAAGGCCATTGAGGTCTGTGGTATCCCGCTGGTTCAGGACTACTACGTCCCGGCTGGCACGATCTACCTGCTCCACATCCCGTCGCTGTCGTGGGTTGACGCCAAGGATTGGGGCTTCGTTGAGTTCGAAGGTGCGGGTCCGTGGCGCTGGCTGCAGGGCCGCGATGCCTTCGAGACGACCTACGGCTGGTATGGCAACCTTGCCTGCTTGGCTCGTAATGCTCACGGGTCGATCACTGGCTACACCGACACGGCTCGCTACACGCACGTGGCGTAACCTTCCGGTGAGGGGTAGGGGTCTTCGGACCCCTGCCCCAATCGGATTTCAGATTTCCAATTGGAGAACACGATGGCTTACAATTTCTTCGCTCCGAAGCCCGGACGGCTTGGTGCTTTCCCGAATTTGCTCGTCGGTCGTTGTGACGCGGCAATCGGGAACAACACCACGACGACGTACAGCTTTGGGTCACACCCAGCACGGTGCTACATCAACCGTGCGGTTGTGTCGGCGGGGACGGTTCCGGTATCGGCCAGCGGTACGATTCTCGGCGTGCTGAAGAAGTACGACGCTTCGGCAAATGCTGCTGTAACGCTGACTGGCAACGTGGACCTTGAGGCGCTGACGGCTAATGAGGGGACTGCGGTTTCGCTGCTCTCTTCGTTGACTGAGGCGCAGAAGACCCTCGACACGGGTGACACCGTTCAGTTCGTCGTGACCACGGACAACACGGTCGGGACTGCTGCGGTTGACCTGTACGTGAATGTTGAACTTCTGGTGCTTGACTGATGACTCTACTGCTAAACAGTAGTGGCACTCCTGAGCCGTCGCCGGAAATCCGGCGGCGGTTGCAGGGGGTCCACAGCAAGTTGGATCTAAAGTACGTGACGCACGCTGCGTCGAACTGGGCTGTCATCATGTGGTGGGACAACGATGATCGCCGCAACGAATGGATCCAGAACGGACAGACCGACCCAGCACGGGCCTTTGACATCATCGGCTACCTGCCGATTGACTGCTCGCCAGATGAGGCCCCTGCGTATCTCGGACGCATGTTCCGCACGTTCCCTCGTCAGAACGTCTCTGACCTGTTGAATCGCCTGGATCAATACAACGCTGCCCCGGCACAGAAAGCAGCCGAAGAGGCGCTTGCCGACGTCTTGGACATGAAGGATCCGTCTAAGGCTTCTGGTCCCAAGGTGCAGGTGGAGAGCGCGGGTGTTCCTGAAGAGAAGCCTGCGCCCAAGAAGCGTGCGCCCCGGAAGAAGGCTGCACCCAAGTCCAAGTATCTGGATTGATAAATGGCAACCATCACCCTACAGAACTACATCGACCAGACCCGCGAGTACATGGATGCCGTGGGTTCTGATCGTTGGTCTGATGATCTAATCAGGACGGTGCTCAACGGCGTGTTCGATGCAGAGTGGTCGAACATTCTGAACGCAGCACCGTACTACAAGTTTGCGGAGCGGCAGGTCACGACAGACGCTGACGGCCTGATTCCGCTTTCGGATCTGGACGCGGGTGGTGGTGACTCCCAGCAGAACTGGTACCGGATCCTGTCGGTCAGTGACGGCAACGTGCTCTA